ACAGATGTAGCAGTTTTAATGCCTATTGAATATGAAGAAGGGCCAGTAGATACTTATGATAATATTAGCCCTGAAGAAAAAAAAGAGCAGAAAAAAGATATGCTTCCAGACGGTGAAATGGAAGACGAATATATAGATTATGTTGCAGAAGAAATCTTAGATGAAGAAGAACAAGATTATTTATTTAAAGTTTTAGATGAAGACAATAAACTAGAAGAAATTTTAAATAAAGTAATATTAGATGCAACAGAATTTGCTGGTTCTGGTGAGGTCGAAGGGCCGGGAACTGGTATTTCAGATTCGATACCCGCAAGGTTATCGGACGGTGAATTTGTATTCACCCGAAAAGCCGTTGATCATATCGGTGCTGACAAACTCCAGAAAATGATGGACGATGCAGAACGTAATTTTGATCAGCGTGAAGGTAAAGCACTTGGTGGCGTGGCTTCAGACAATATGTATAATCAACCAGAAGCAGGTTTGATGGGAGATTATTCTTTGCCTAAGCAGTCTGATGAACAACAACAACAAGATGTTGGTCGCCAGATGATGTATGCTAGTAAAGTGCCAAGCCTCCTTAACCGATAAGGCTACCTAGAATTATCTAGCCCCTTATCATTATAATAACCTTAAGGCCACCTTGTAGTATCAAGACCCTGTATTAAACAGCGCATTAGTACAGCCACCTTGAAAGACATCAAGCCCCAAAAGGAGCAGTGACATGAACGAAGAACAATTTGATGAACCGCAAGCGAATATGTATAACGCCCGAAAGCCTTGGCATGATAATGCAGAAGTTAGGGAACAAGGTAGTGCAGATTCGATGTTTTATCAGAACGAGCAAGAGGCTACTAGCGATGATGCTACCCCTCAAGAACAAACTCGTACTAATTATAAAAAGCGGTATGACGATTTAAAAAAGCATTACGATCAGAAAGTTTCTGAATTTAAACAACGTGAAGAAGAGCTTCAGGCGATGGCACAATCTGCTATTCCTGAATATACGCCACCTAAGAGCGTAGAAGATCTTGAGCGGTTTAAAAATGAATATCCTGATCTGTATGATACTGTTGAAACAGTTGCACATCTGCGTAGTGCAGAGCAATTGAATACTCTTCAAGAAAAACTTTCTGTGCTTGAAAAACGTGAACTAGAAGTTAGTAAGCGTGATGCAGAAACAAAGCTTAAAGAGCGTCATCCTGATTTCGACGAAATTAGAGGTGATGAGCAGTTCCATGAATGGGCTAAGATTCAACCTGAAGAAATTCAGCGTTGGGTCTACAAAAATCCAGACAATGCTGATTTAGCTAGTCGAGCAATTGACATCTATAAGATGGAAAATAATATTGCTTTTAATCAAGTTCCTCGTCAGTCACGAACTTCACAGTCCACTGCGGCTGATATGGTTTCAACAAAAACCACAACGGTTGATTCTAATCAGCCTAAAGTTTGGACAGCACGGGAAATTTCTGCCTTGTCTATGGACGATTATGACCGCTTTGAAGAAGAAATTGATAGAGCAGTTATAGAAGGCAGAGTTATAAAATAATTTGTCTTTTAGGAGATTTTAAAAATGGCTAGTAATACATCCGATCAGTATTTTGCTCAATCATCGGGGAGCAACTTTAGTGGCAATAAGTTTTTGCCAGAAATCTATTCCAAGAAGGTACTAAACTTCTTCCGTAAGTCTTCTGTAGTAGAAGCTATCACTAACACTGATTATGCTGGTGAAATTTCAGCTTTTGGTGATTCTGTAAAGATCATCAAAGAACCAGTAATCACTGTTGACCAGTACGAGCGTGGTGGTTCTATTACTGCAACGACTCTGACTGACAATGAAGTTGTACTTGTTGTTGACACGGCGAACGCATTTAAGTTCATTGTTGATGACATCGAAACTTCAATGTCTCATGTCAACTTTAAGGAAGCGGCCTCATCTTCAGCGGCTTATGCTTTGCGAGATGCTTTTGACACTGGCGTAATTGCTACTATGTTTGCTGGTGTTTCTGCGGCTTCTCCGAACCACATTCTTGGTTCTGATAGTGCAACTGACTTGGCGGCTGGTACTTTTGACGGTACTGGTAACCTTGACATTGGCTACGCTTCTGGTGAGCATGATCCTATTGATGTACTTTCTCACATGGCGCGTCTTCTTGATGAAGCAAACGTACCCGAAGAAGGTCGTTGGTTCCTTGCTAACCCTGAGTTCTATGAGCAACTCGTACAGAGCAACTCTAAGCTCTTGAGTGTTGACTTTAACGCAGGCCAAGGCTCTATCCGTAACGGTCTGGTAAGTTCTGGTAAGTTGCGTGGTTTTGATATGTACAAGACCAACAACATTGCCGCAACTACTAATGCCGCTGGTAAGTGCATTGCTGGGCATATGTCTTCTACTTGTACTGCACAAACCATCGTTAATACCGAAACGGTTCGTGACGTTACAAGCTTTGGTGACATTGTTCGTGGCTTGCACGTTTACGGCGCAAAAGTTCTACGCGCTGACGCACTTGTTTCTGCCTTTTACGGTATTGACTAAAACTAACAGGGGGATGAAATACTCCCCCTTTTCTTTAAGGACGTATCATGCCTCAAGTTGGAAGTGAAAAAAATCCTATAAGAATAAGTGCTAATCGAACTGTAAAGATTAGTGGTCAATATATTAAAAACGAAAATCGTCAAAAATATGAAGATAACTATGATCGTATTTTTAGAAAAAAGGAGAATGTCAAATGATGACACAAGCTCAAAAAATGAACAGGGGAATGCGTTTACCGGGAGGTGGCCCTAATCGTCGCCGTACCGCTCGTCCCGGCAGAGGTCGCCGTGGTCGCATGGGCCGCGCAATGGGCAGTAAAGCAATGTACTCTGCTGGCGGTCTTGCAGGAGCAATGCAAGTACAAAGTCCAAACTAATGACTACTCAAATTGAAAAACGAGAATACAAATCTATTCAAGAAAAAGAAAAGGTTTGTGCAGAAATGGAAGGTAATCAATTTCCTTATCAGAAAGAGATGCCTTTAAAACACCCTAAAATTAGAAATGAGCAGGAGCAAAAATGAAGGTTCAAGCCCCTAAAGGTTATCATTGGATGAAAAGTGGTAAAACTTATAAACTAATGAAAAATCCGAAGGCAGGCTATAAGCCGCATAAAGGCGCTTCTCAATCAGCTAATTTTGAAATACAAAAGGTTCATAAATAATAATGGCTACAAACTATTTACAATTAACAAATGAACTTTTACGCGAAATGAACGAGGTAGTTTTAACCTCTAGTAATTTTGCTTCTGCTGTTGGGGTTCAAGCACACGTTCAAGATTGTATTAATCGTGCATATCTTGATATTGTGCTAGAAGAACCCCAATGGCCTTTTTTGTCTGTAGCCGAAAGTGGAACTACAGATCCAATGTACGGAAATGCATATATTGAAACTACTGCTAACACGCGGTGGTATGAACTAAAGCCTTCTGCTAGTTCAATACTAGATGATTATGGCTATGTTGATTGGGATAATTTTTATCTTACAACAGTTGGTGTAAGTGGAGAAGCGGCTCCTTATACTTCAAAAAATTTAAGATTTACTACCATTGAAGAATGGAAAGATTTTTATAGGACTAACGAAAACTCAGATGATGCTGAAGATGCCCAAGGTGGTGAGCCTCGTCGTGTTATTCGCAGTCCTGATGGACGTATGTTAGGTCTTAGTCCAATACCAGACAAAGTATATCGCGTTTGGTTTTATGCTTATAATCAGCCTACAGAACTTTCTGCATATAGTGATGCAATTGTTTTTCCTGATGTATATCGTCCGGTACTCATTGCTCGCGCTAGATATTATGTACATCAATTTAAAGAAAACATACAACCTGCGGCCTTAGCTAACGAAGAGTATCGTCGAGGATTAAGACTAATGAAAGCTAACTTAATGGTTCCAGAACCTTTCTATATGAAAGATGATAGAACGAGGTATGTTTAATGTCTCAGGCATTTGGTTTTGCGGCAAAAGGTGGTCTTAATACAAACTTAAACTCTTTAGAGCTTTTAGGAAATCCCGGTTTTGCTACAGAACTTACAAACTTTGAAGTAGACCCTGACGGCGGCTATCGTCGTATAAACGGTATTACAGCTTATGGTGCAGGATCAGCCACTAGGCCCAACAGCTCTAATCGTATTTTAGGAACCTTTGCATACGCAGATGGCGTAATTGTTACGTCAGGCACTAATATTTATTTTAGTAATGATGGTGCAACATGGCTTCAAATTAATCGTGATTCTGTTGCTGGTGGTGGTGATAATCA